TACAAATCCTAACTGTTGGAGAACAGCGTGCCAAAGTTATGGGTAAATCACAAGTCGCTGCAATTTTTAAGAAAGGTAAAAATGCAATTAGAAACAGTAATAAATAAATTAATAAGATTTATTAAAAGTAGAACTGAAGCGTTATCTATTACAGTCACATCGGGAGGTGTTGACAGCATGGAGAAATATCAGTATATAATAGGTCAAATAAACGCTTTAGAAGCGGTAAGACAGGAACTCTCTAACCTGCTAAATGATAAGGAGCAAAATGGAACAGTCATCGACATCAAGTCAAAAGATTATAACCCCAACTAAAAAATTAGTCGGAGTAGAAAAACAACCAAAATTACCAGTACCAACAGGGTGGAGACTTTTAGTTTTACCTTTTAAAATGAAAGAGAAAACTAAAGGTGGAATTGTATTAGCTGAAACAACTTTAGAACGACAACAAGTTGCATCGCAAGTTGGATTAGTTATGGCTATGGGTCCGCAGTGTTATGCGGACAAGGATAGATATCCAGAGGGACCATGGTGTAAAGTAAAAGATTGGGTTATGTTTGCAAGATATGCAGGTAGCCGAATAAAAATTGAAGGTGGAGAAATGCGTCTGCTAAACGACGATGAAGTTTTAGCAACAATTGAAAGTCCAGAGGACATATTGCATGAGTTTTAACATAGGAGGAAACTATGCCGGAAAGTAATCCGATAAAAAAAGACGATCCGAATGTAGCTATCGATACTTCAGGACCTGAAGTAGATGTTGCATTACCGGAAGAAAAGACGGAAGAAGTTGTAAATACAACGGAAGCGCCGAAACAAGAAACAGAAACAACAGAAAAAGATACAGATAAAACATTTGAAAATGAAAGAGAAACAAAGTTAGAAGAAAAAAAAGATCAAGAACTAGAAGACTACAGTAAAGGTGTTCAAGCGAGAATAGCAAAACTAACTCGTAAGATGAGAGAAGCAGAGAGAAGGGAAAAAGCTGCTACTGAATATGCCAGAGCTGTAGAAGAAAAAAGACAAGCATTAGAAAAAAGATTTGAAAAAACTGATGCTGATTATCTTAAAAAATTTGAGTCAACTATTTCATCAGGAATGGAAGCTGCACAAAAAGAACTTGCAGCAGCTATTGAGTCTGGTGATGCTAATGCTCAAGTTGAGGCAAACAAAAGAATTGCAACACTCGCATTTGAGAATGCAAAACTAGCGGCAGCCAAAGAAGGTCGAGAAGAACAAAAACAAACACAGGCAGAGAAACCTGTACAACTCTCCGATGGTCCTACTGAAATGCCATCAGAGCCAGCACCAGATCCTAAAGCTGAAGAATGGGCTTCAAGGAATACTTGGTTTGGTCAAGATAGAGCTATGACTTACACTGCATTTGAGATTCACAAAGATCTAGTTGCAGAAGGTTATGACCCTAAATCTGATGATTACTATGCAGAAGTCGATAAAAGAATTAAGGTTGACTTTCCGCACAAGTTCGGTAATACTAGTGAAAAGCAATCGACCACCCCCGTTCAGACGGTGGCTTCGGCTCAAAGAAGCGTAAAACCCGGTCGCAAAACTGTGAGACTCACATCATCACAGGTAGCAATAGCTAAAAAATTAGGTGTGCCACTCGAAGAATACGC